TGAATATGTGAGCAGCCGTAATAACTTTGAGGCACGCATAAAGGCGGTGAAGCAGCTGAAAAAGTACCGTCTGAACCATTCAGCTTCCATTCTGCCCCTGAAGTTAATACGATTAAGTCATTTAATCCGATTAAGTGTCTGATTTCGTTTACTTCTCTTTCAGACAATTTTATAGTTATAGAGTCTGAAGCAACCAAAGGACGACATATATTAAAGTTGCAGTCTGTCCCAGTTTGGCTTGTTACAAGTGCTTGAGGTGCATTTTTTAAACACGCAAAAAGTTTTCTTTGTTGAAAATAATTCACGCAAGAAGGATTATTATTACTTTCAAAAGGATCTCTAGCTATTGGTGCTGTTGAAGTTAAATCAGGCTCTATTTTATCATCTTTAAAGCTGGTTTCTGCTGAAGTTCCAACAAAGCCAAAAATACCATTTACACTTCTATATATGTTATATTCAGTAGCACCGCTAACAGCAGTCCAAGAAATAGTCATATATTCAGCAGTAGTCCAATATCCTTCAAGGTGTCCGACAGCTTGACATACCGTAGATCTTTCTGATTCTTCGTATGTTTCATCTTTTACCGCAGTAATAACATATTTATAAGTAGTCGTATTGCTGCCAGTATCACCGTGCCATACAGCTGAAGGGTTTGTAGGTGCTGATATTTGAGGTGAAGAAACAACATCAGCCAAAGTCCAGTCATAATGACTTAACCTTGATAATTCTTTAGGCGTATAATCTTTATGACATATTGTCAAAACATCTGCATTTTGACCGTATTTAAGCATAAATAGATCTTCTGTTTCGTAAGGCGTTTCAAGTTCTACTATTTCGCCTTCGTCGGGATCACCTTCAGGGAATACAATTTGTCCGCCGTCTTTTATAAATCTTGCGTACTCGTTACCCATTTCAATAATATAAGTTTGCTCTGTATTAAAAGCAAAAGGAATAAGTCTAGTCTTTTTACTACTGTCTTTTACTTCGCAAATAAATTCAAGTCCAGCTCTATTAGATATGCAGCCTTCAGCTCTCACAAAACCATTTTTAAGAGTTTTTAGACCGTTAGCATATTTTGCTAAATCATTTCTTGCATATAAAGACGGTGATAATTCACCGCCTGTAAAAGATTTTTGAGTAATTCTTGTCATTTCTAATCCCTAGCTTCTATCCAGTCGCAAGTATCTTCTTTTGTGTATTGACCTTCGTTTGCGTCTGATGTTTTACCTTCTAATAACATTTGATTATAAATCTGCAAGCAGTCGCTAGTATTAGTTCTTGCCCCAGTTATTGCCTTTGCGGACAAGAAAGCTAAATACCACGATAAAGCCATAGCAAATTCAGGCGTAAAGTAGCTTTCTTCCTGTACTAATCTTGTATATCTTATAGTTGCGTCCGCTTGATTAGTATATAAAACACGCTGCCCGCTTTCGTTTGAAGCTGGCTCAAAGTCTATTACTTCTGTCGGATCTTGTGATACGATTTCTCTAATTTTCGTACAGTTATTAGGATAATCGTATTCATAAGAGTATTTAGGATTAGGACAAGTGCCACCAGTAGGCGTCAAAGCTCTATACGCACTTGCAAAGCCCCAGTCGTGATCGGCTAAAGTTTTTTCCTTTGCAGTTTCGTAAAATTCATTTAATACAGAAGTATTCCTATCTGTTTGATCTGTACTTTGAACGCCCACAGAAACACCTAAATTTTTTAAAGCCATATTAAAAATTTTAGCTTTAGTGTAATTCATTATTCTTCGCCTTCGTTATCATCTTCGCCAGCTGGTTTTTTAGCAGCTATTTTAGCTTTTAAAGTTTCAACCTTCCAGCTTCCAATTTGGTTTCCTTCAATACCTACGGCTTTTGCTTCTTCAAGAAGTGCGTTTTTTTCAACTAAAGGTAAATCATTTACTTTTAATGATTTATCACCTTCGCCAGCTGGTTTAGCTGCTGGTTTTTTAGCTGCTTTTACTTCTTCAAGTGCTTCAGCCCAAGAAGGTAATTTATCGCCAGTATATTCAATAACAATATCTTGTACTGAAGTTTCAGGATCGTAGTATCTTTCGTCATACCAGCACGCTTTAATAACTTTTACTTGCATTTTTTTACTCCTTATTTATTTTCATCTTTCATAGTTGGATAAAGTGCATTAGCACGCCCAGCTAATTTATCTACTACTTGCTTTTGAATTTGAGCTTTTTTAGCTACTAATTCCATAAGTTTTTCATCTTGTTTAAGTTCTTCCGCTCTCGTAAGAGTTCTCATAGCTTCTTCAACTTCCCAGCTATTTATCGTAAGTTCTTTTTTTTCTTCTTTGCAACATTCTTCCATTGTCGTTTCCTTTATGCTTAAAATTTCATTAAAAAGAGGCGGGATTATTCCCGCCCCCTAGCTTTATTAGTTATGGTAGCTTTCAGGTGAACCGTCCACTATGCCAGCAGTAATTTTGCCTTCTGTAGCAGCTGATACACCGCTTTGAAAAGTTACATCATAATATAATCTTACAAAGCCTTCATTACCTTTTGGTAAGTATTTTAATTTGAATTTTGTACCTAAAGTAATTGCTGATAAAGTTTCTGAAACAAGATCAGTAGGTGAAGCGAAGTTTTCTACTGTATCTGTTTGAACTTTTACAACTATTGAAGCTACTTCAGCAGCTTTGAACGCTTCTACGATTTCGCCGAAGATTTCAATAGGTGTTCCAAAGGCTACTTCACCTTTGAATTTAATAATGTTTGTTGAAGCTGCGTCAGCTGTTACAGCTTGTTCGCTAGAAAATATAGCTTGATTATCTAATATCATTTTTATTACTCCTTATATTATTTTTGTACTACTTTTAATCTCAATTAAGATACTTGAGATTCTGTGTCTAAAATTTGATCACATTCTCTAATAGGCAAGCCTCTGAAAGTAAGAACCTTCTTGCCTAGATATTCTTGATAAGAGAAGTGAATATTTGTTTTTTCTTCTACTTGTTTGTCAAAATACATTAAAGTATTTGAGTTACAGTAAATAATAGTTTTACCGCCAGCTGCATAGCGATTAGTTCTGTAATATGCTTGACGCATTAAATCAACCAAGTTAGCAGCTGAAGAACCTGTAAGATCAGATACATCAATGTTAGCTATACGACAAGTTGAACGCCAATCTTTTAAAGTTAAACCAGCGTCCATTTTGTAGTGGTCTTGATATACTTTTCTTTTACCGCCGTTAGCGTCTGTTTCTGTTTGGATTCCGTCGTCTTCGTGTTGCATACCAGCTTTTGATCCTTCAGGATATGTCAAAGAGCAGTGCTGATCGCCCCAAGTGATAAACCATATTGAAGTATTATCAGAGCCTGATCCGCTTCCGTCAATGATGTTATAACCGATATTCTTTTTATCAGTTGATTTACTACCGTATCTAACAGCTAAACCGTCAAAGCCTTCAGGTTTTGTCTTTGTATTACCATAGAATACTTCAGCTTGCATAGCTTGATTCATAGCTTCGATAAAAGGTGTAGATTCTGATAATCTGAATAATTTTGGATTTTTAGCCTTATCTACAAGATCTTTATCAACTACTGAATATGCTTCTAACATACCAGTAGGATCTTTTACTTGTGCTGTTGTACTTTTAGAAGGTGCTACATAGCCATAAAGTCTTCTGAAAGTTGCAGTAGGTAATCCAGTTCTGATAGTTGAAATGTGATTTGTACCGTCATTACATTCAAGTACATTAGCGTCTTGCATAATGCAGTTTGTTTCGTTCATCATTTCAATAATTGTAGCTGCTTGTTCGCCAGCTTCTGTTCTTTTTAATCTGTCAGCTAAATTCAAATAGCTTGATCCAAGTGTTGCCATAGTTTTTTACTCCTTATTTTATATAGTGTTACTCTTTGTTATCCATTGAAGAATATAAGATGTCTTCACGACTTCTTTTAGAGCTTGCTTCTTGCCCTGAAGTATGTATATTGTCGTCTTTCATCTGTACTCCAATAGACTTCAACGCCTTAATGAATTTTGGGTGTACTGTTAATCCAGCGTCTGCCAGCATAATTCTTAAGTCTTCATCTTGAAAAAATCCGTCATAAGCTAAATTTGCAGTCGCCAAAGACTCTTTAAGGTTTGCCCCGCCTACTTCGTTATCCTTATTTAACAGAACTTTGTAGCCTTCGATTTTAGCTTCTTGAAGTTTCCCCATAGCTTCAACAGTCTGCTTCTGTGTCTGCTCTGTTAGTTCAACCGCCATAGCCATAATTTCGTTAGCACTCTTTTGAGATAAATTCAGTTTAGAGGCATATTCTGTAAATTTACCCGTCATAGCTTCATCAAGTTGCATATTTTCAGGTAATTTAACATCTTTATAGTCGTAATTTTCAGGCTTCCCGAAAAGCTCGTTTTCTTCTTGCCCTTCTTTATCGTCTTTTTGTTTTCCGTCTTCTTCACCTTCAGGCTGTTTGTCTTCAGGTTGTTTGTCTGTTTCGCCTTCAGGTGGTAAATCAGCACCTAAATTAGTTCCTTCTGTTCCTTTTGCGTCTTCTGCTGGTGGTGTGTTTTCTACTCCAGCTGCTTGATTTGTTACGATTTCTTCACTCATTGTCTTGTACTCCTTCTTCAATAATTCTTATGTAAGCTGTCGGTGCATACTTTAAAAGCAATTCACGGATATATAATCCAAAATCACCGTAGCCCCTATTATAATTTTCTGTTCTTTCGTCTTTTGCTATTCCTTGTCTGAAGCAGCCTGATTTTTCTATGAAGTGTCCTAAAAGTTTTAAGATTATTTCATTATTTGCGGCTGTTTCGATAGCGTCTTTCAAGTGTTCATCATCTAGCATACTTATAATCCTAATCTTGACATCAACTCACCGCCGAAAGCGTCCACGCCTCCAACATTCTTTATAACTTCAGATCCTTGCTGTACTTGTGCCATTTGTTCAGCTTGCTGCTGTTTTTGTTGAAGTGCTGCTTTTTGTTGCTGCCATTCTTCAGTAGCTACAATTTGTTCAGGATTTATATTTACAAAGTCTGCGTAGTCGTCAATGATTTTTGCACCGTTTAGCTTCATTACTAAAGCTGGATCGATAGCTTGTGCAAGGTTGATAGTAAATGTAGTGAAGCGTTCCATACCTGAAATTTTTACAGCTTTTTGAGCTTGTGCAAGCATAGATACAAATTCTATTTCTAAACTTCCGCCTTGTACTTGTTGCGGTGGTGGTGGAATTATTGAACGCTCTACACATTCATTAAATACCCAAGCCATAATCTGCTTTAATCCACTGTGTACTTGCTCTAATAATGGTGATAATAAAACCATTTTTTCTTCTTTAAGCTCGTTTACTTCAGTAGCTGTTCTTCCTCTTTCAGCTGTATTTAAAATCATAGCGAATAAGTCATTAAAGAATAATTCTTTTATGGATATTCTCTTATTTTCTAAAAGCATTTCTAAAGGCTGAATAGCTTGTGGTGGTACTTGATATACTGGTGTTAATCCGTCCCCATTTTGGTTATTTTCCGTAAATGTAGCGGGTGCGTCAATAAGTTTTTTATTCTTTAATTCCGCAGGTCCTTTTAATTGAGGTGATCCAATTTTCTTAACCATTTTACCTTCATCAATAACCATAGCCATAAGTTGCTTTGCGTCAGGTAAAGCGTTAATTCCGCAACATTCTGAAGGGTAAGTATCTTCGCCGTTAGCTTCAGACTCAAAAATAACATAAGGGAATTTATTAAATCCTGATTTACTTAAGAGCTTGTCGCCTTCGCCGTCCACTTCATAATATACAGATATAAACTTTTTATTTTTAGCCCATTTTGAATCGGGTAAATACTCTGCGTTAGGCTCTACAAAGTGTACTACTTCAAACATTTCATTGAACTGTTTATTATCTACGCATTTTTTTACTGCTTCAGATACATTATCAGCACCGAATTTATTATAAAGATTTCTTGCAGACTCCATATAAACACGGCATATAGTGTCCACTTCTTCATTTTCATTTCTTGCTATTCTGTATGATCCTAAAGGAAGTAGTTTAGTTCTTAATACTGCGTCTTCGTCCCTCTCAAGAGCCATAGCTGCAATACCAAAAACGCCAAGCTGTTTATAAGCTGGTGGCATTTTTTGATATAGATTAGAAGCATTGAATACATTTCTTATGGTTTCTTCAACTCCAGCACACCAATTTTTAGTCTGATAATCATACTTCATATCATAATTTCTAATTCTAATTCTAAACCAGTTCGTAGCTGGATTAGTAGCACCAGTCATCATACCTGAAGAAAAATCACGGACAGCTTTTAAAGTTGTACTATCTTTAATCTTCTTATTTTTTGTAGGTGCTTTATTGACTTGTCGAACTAGAAAGCGTACTGAACGAGGTAAGAAATAGTCTGCTAATTCTTGCCAGTCAGGCTTCATCTGATTATAAGCTGTTTCGAGTTCTTGTCTGCGTCCCTCAAAATACTTTTTGTCTAATTTTTTTTCGTCAGCCATTTTCTATTCACCTAATCTAGTTTTCTTTGTTGTTGCGTCTTCTGTAAGTCCTAAAGCTGATGTTTTTACAGTGCTTCCGCCGCCTAATTCAGTTTTTCTAGTGCTTGCTTTTGTTAAATCGCCTGTTGCTGATGTTTTCACATTTCTACTACTTAAAGCAGCTGTTTGAGTTCTTGTATTTTCCCCAGCTTTTTGAACTGCTGCGTCAGCATAAGTAGGTGTAGCTACTGGATCTGAAGCTGTTGTAGTAGATACTGAAGGTACTGAAGGTGTTGAACACATTATATTTTCCTCCTATTCAAATGGATCGTATGAAGTATCCATAATTACTTGTTCGTCTTCGTCATTCATATTAGCCATATATGAAAAATAATTAAGTCCGTATGCACACATCATTAAACTGTCGGCAAGGTCGGGACTTTCGCCTAGTTCTTCTTTCATATCAGCTTTTTTCTGAATTTTTATAGTTCCGTTTGGGTTATATTCTTTTTTGATAAATTCTATCTGATTTCTTGTGTCTTCTTGTGGAATTTCAAGCCAGCCATTGTCGATAAAATCTTTTAAAGTTAAATAGCCGTCCGCTCTCTGATTAAAAGCATTTTGTCTATTACTTTTTCCTGAACCGTGAAAAGCTATTGCATTTTTTATAGCTTTCTTTACTGATACATAAATAGGATAGCCTAGCCCGTCTGCGTCCAGTAGAAGTATGTTTGGCTGCCACATTGAAAATAAGTTTATTATTTTACCTTTTGTATTATCAGTGTCGGGATCGTTCCAAGTTTCACGCCTTGAAGTTTTAAAGTGTACTCCTGAAACACTCTCAACTAATGTAGCTACGCATAAATCGCCGCCGTTTCCTGATAAGTCCACTGCCATACATTTTATTTTGTTGTATTGCTCTTTAGGTATATTCAGAAGTTTTGCAGCTGAATCTAATTTATTTGAGCTTACTAAATAATCGCTTGCTTGATCCAGCGGGTTTCCTTCCCATATATGATCATAGTCTATCGGGTTTCTAGTTTTGCATTTTAACGCTTTATCTATCAAGTTTTGCGGACAGTGTTTATTATCATAATAATTTATTTTAATATGTTTACAGTCGGGATCTGCTGCAAATTCTATAAATACAGCGTCTTTTCTGATAAATCTGTTCATTGTAAAATAAACTATTGCATTTTTTTTACGGATAGTAGGAACGATAATATCTAAAGTTGCTTTTGTGATAGCTTCTGCTTCATCTATCCACAGAATGTCTATACCTTCTAAACCTTTTATATTAACTCTGCCCTGTTCTTTAAAGCCCCTAAAAATAATTTCTGAACCAGTTTTATTATGGATAATCTTATTTTTAAGAACTGAAAAATCTAAACTGTATTCCGCTATGACATCTGCAAGAATTTTATAAACTGAATCTTCTATGGTGTTTTGAGTTTCACGCCCGCAGCATACACGGACTGTCCTTTGTTCACATATCCATAAAATAAGTCTTGCTACGCTTTGAGATTTTCCGCCGCCTCTGCCGCCTTCTATTAAAAAATAATCGTGGTCGTTTATTTCTGTTATTAGTGGAATAAGTTTATCAGGGAAGTCTAAAATTTCAGGGACTTCTAACATTATTCCTCCTCTTTTGGTGGCTCTTTACCGATTTTCAAGGATATTTCTTTGTTGTTGATTTTTACAGAACCCATACAATTTATATTAAAATCTGTTTTAGTTTCTGTTTTTTCTACATATAAGCCGTTTAATTTGCCTTTTAATTCTTCAGCTTTTAAGAAGGCTTGCGTATCAGGTGCTGGCGTTTCTATTACTTCGCCGTCTTTTGTTACCTTTACAAAAACTCTTTCAAGTGCCATTTTTTGTGCTTCTTCAAGTTTTTTGAAAGACATTGAGCGGCTGTAATAAAAATTTTCTTCTTCAGTTTTTCTCAATTTTGCTATATATTCTCTTATTTCAGGTTTCGTCAGGTTTTCACTTCCGATAGAATAAGCTGAATGTTCTTTGTAGCCAGCCTTTATAGCAGCTTGAGTAGCATTTAAAGATAGCACATATTCTTTACAGAATTTTTTTTGTTTTTCTGTTAGTTTTTTCTGTTGATCTTTTTTTGACATTTTCGCCCTTACAAGTTTGTTTTCTGCAACTTTCAAGATACTTAATTAAAATCTTTTGTTCTTCTGAAGGCGTTTTTATTCTTTCTTTTACTAGAAAATTCATATTAACTATTTCTATATTTTCAAAAAGTACCAGTGTTAAACCTTCATAAAAAGTATGAAAAGACACTAATATATATCTTGCCAATGCTTTAAACATATTTCCTACACTTCTTCAAAAAAATAGGACTAATCTTTAGCCCTGTGTTTCCTCTAATTTAGTTTGAATGAAAATCTAAAATCATTTTGCAATTTTAGATTTATAAAATCTTCTATTTAAAATAGCGTTCACTTCTAATCTTGACATATTCAAGAAGTCGCTTTGATCTGCAATTTTTACGCCATTACCGTTATAGACTACTCCGAATTTATTTGTAAATTCATATTCCCTAGCTTTTGTGCCGCTATGTACTTTATATGTATATGAATATGAGATAGTCCCATATTTTTTATACAGAGCTTCTGCGGCTTCGCCAGTTCTTCGAGTGAGCGTTTTATATAAACCGTGTTTAGTTCTAGTTCTAATTTCTGCTATCGGTCTTTCACATATCGGACATTCTGTGTAGATTAAAAATGAATTGTCGCCTATACTATAAACTCTGCCCGAACTTCCAGTATTACAACATTCAATTTCTTCTAAACGCACGAGAAAACCTCCGAATATGCCTTAATAGCTAAACCTTGCTTCCCAGCTTTATAGCGGTTTTCGCTCTTGCTGCAACGGCTATAATAATTTTGTCAAATTATTTTTTAAAAGTCTGCTCTATTCATTCAATAAAAACATAAAAAGAAAGCCGAAGTATTGATAAATCGGCATTTTTTAACACAAAAATATATTTTATATTTCTTTACATTTCTTAATAATTTAATAGTCGCATATCTCTTTCAAGCTCATAATGATTTACTTTGCTTTCAAGTTCCATAATTCTTCGTTCTTCTATTGCTTTATCTCTTTGTTTTTGTAATTCTTCTTCTTGATTTCTATAATTATAATTTTCGCTTTGAGTTGGTATGAAAATTTTTTGCGGTTCTTGATAAAAATAAACTTCTTTATGGGTTCTATGTTCTTCAGGAATATATAAATCTTTACTTGATATTTTATGCTGTTTCTTTAATGCTTCTATATCAATTCCAGCAGCAGCTGGTTTTTTATTTTCTTCAGCTTCTTGTTTTTCTTCTAATTCTGTTGCGTAATTATCAAGATCCCGCACTTGTCTTTCAAATTCTTCAGCAAGCTGTTTATAAGAATAACATTTATAAGCAAGAAATATAGATAGCAATATAAAAAATAATGTTATCCCGTATTTTTTCAGAAAAATTTTTGAATATCCTAGCACAATTATAATTGCAGCTATAACTTTTTTAGGTAAAAATTTTATCATTATTTAAAAATCCTCCCAGCCCAGCGAACTTCGCCTATTACTTCAAAATCATAATTATAGTCAGAAGAAAAATCAACTATTACAGGCTCATAATCCTTATTATCACTTATTATTTTTATTTTATCGGCAGAAATTTTCTGAAGTCTTTTAGCGTATAATTGCCCGTCATATCTTACGCAGTATATTTTACCGTCGTAAATATCTTTTTTAGATAAATCTATAAGCAAACTGTCGCCGCCTTCTATTGT